CGGCGCCACGCCGCATGAGCGGTTCGAGGGCAACCGGACGATCCGCTGGATCGATTGGTGCGGACTGGCCGACTTCGATCACCACTACATGGTGGGCGGCGAGGATGACGGCGAGCGCTATCCGATCGAGGCATGGGCGTCGCAGCGTATTAGGCAATTCCGCCGCAGGGGCAAGCGCCTGCGCCGCGGACCAAAGGCGCAGCCGCTGCGACTGCGCGAGGCAGCATGACGGAGGCAAGGCGATGACGGCGACAGCGAATATTACTGCCGAGCAGATCAAGCATATGGTGGACCGCTTCCTGGGGTGGAGGCTGCCGGAGACGTTTTGCCCCGATGGGGGCATCAGCTTCGAGCCAGCCTACAACAAGGGTACGCCGTATGAGGCAAGGCACAAGCCGACAGGCACGAATGTTTTCACCGCTATTCAGGCTGAAGCGATGGTGCGGCACATGATCGAAGGATTGCCGGCCGCTCATGATGTAGCAATCGAAGATCGCGAGGTGGAAGCCGCAGCCGGGGGGATACGACCCGCGACGCCGGTAGGCGAAGCCGTCGGCGCTCGCGGATAGCGTAGCGCAAATAACAAACCCCGGCGGGACGGGCGGTCGAGCCGGGGTTTTTGGGGTTTTGGTGGAGCAGCGGCTCCGCGATCTCACGTGCGCATGAGATACGCTCTCATTACCACGTGAGGCCGCCGGAAGCAAGGGGGCGACGTGTCCAGTGGTGATGGAGATGGGATCGCGGGCGCCGCGCATCCCGGCGATTTGACGCCCGGCGAGATGGCGATCGTCGCGGCGCTGGTCGAGGCCGAGGACGCGCTCGACGCGCCGGCCGATGCGGCCGACGATCCGGCATCGGCGCCCGCCGACGACGGCGACCTCGCGCGCGAGTGGCAGACCGACCGCGGCAACGCCAAGCGCTTTGAGCGCCGCCACGGCGACAACCTGCGCTACGTCGGCGAGCTCGGCTGGCACGCCTGGGACGGCCGCCGCTGGAAGATTGACAAGGATGCCCACGAACCGCTGCGTTGCGCCCACAAGGTCGCCGAGAGCGTCATCGATGAGGCGCGGCGCGCCGAACGCGACGGGCCGCGCGAGAACGAGAGCCCGGAGGCGCACGAAAAGCGCGTCAAGCGGCTCTACGCCTGGGCGCTGAAATCGTCGGAGTTGTCGCGGTCGCGGGCGATGATCGCGGCGGCGGCGCCCTACCTCGCGCTCGACGTCGGCCAGCTCGATCAGCAGACGCGACGCATGAACGTTTTGAACGGGACGCTGCATTTCGATTTCGACCGGCCCGATCGGGTGCGCCTCCACAAGCCGCGCCGGTCGGACTACGCGACCAAGATCGCCAACGTCGCCTTCGTCGAGAACGCCGAGGCGCCGAGGTGGGCGCAGTTCGTGCGCGAGGTGCTGCCCGATCAGGACACGCGGCTGTTCGTGCAGCGCTGGCTCGGCTATTCCTGCCTCACGGGCGACATTTCCGAGCAGTGCATGGCCGTCTTTGAGGGGAAGGGCGCCAACGGCAAGTCGACGCTGATCGACGTCGTCGCGCGGCTGATCGGCGACTACGCGATGACGTCGCCGATCGAGACGTTCCTGCACCAGGAGCGAAAGAGCGGCTCGGGCCCGTCGCCGGATCTGGCGCGGCTGCGCGGGGCGCGGCTGGTGCGCACGTCGGAGCCGGAGCCGGGCGCGCGGTTGTCCGAGAGCAACATCAAGCAGTTCACGGGCGGGGAAAAGATCACGGCGCGCGAGCTGAACAAGCCGTTCTTTGAGTTCGTGCCGCAGGGCAAGCTGACGATGTCGGTCAACATCCGCCCGACGATCGTCGGCAAGGATCACGGCATCCGCCGCCGCATCAAGGTCGTGCCGTTCACGCAGGAGTTTCGGGAGCGCCGCATCGGCCTCGTCGAGGAGCTGCTCGAGGAAGGGCCGGGCATCCTGTTCTGGCTGATCGACGGCTGGCGCATGTGGCGGGACGGCGGCCTCGGCTCCTCGCGCGATATCGACGAGGCGACGGCGAACTACTTCCGCGAGATGGACCCGATCGGCCAGTTCGTCGCCGAGGCGTGCGAGGTCGGCAAGGAGTTCCGCGAGACGTCGGGCTCGCTGATGGCGGCCTACGTGCGCTGGTGCCAGCAGTCGAGCGAGGAGCCGAAGAACGCCACCGCGTTCGGGCGGCGGCTCAGCGATATGGGGTTCAGCAAGCACAAGACCAACGGCGCGGTGATGCGGATGGGTGTGAAGGTACTTGCCGAGTGGCGCGGCGCGACGCCGAGCGGGAGGGACGAGTGAGGCGGCCAGGGTCGCGGCGGCGGCCTTTCGCGATTTTTTCGCGTGATGGTTGTAGGCTTAAAAAACGGCGACGCCGCCGCCGCCATGGATGGAGGTGAAGGATGGATATTGCCAAGCTATCGCTTCGGATCGACGGAGTGATCGTGCCGCTCTGCGAATTCATGGAGTTGACCCACGCTTCGATGTCGGACAGCAAAATGCTGATTGAAGGGATGCTGCCCAATGCTGCGGCCCGCGCTCTTTTGTCGGGCGTTCACATGAACAACGAAGTCAAGGATTGGCACGTCGAGGTCATCAGAGGCGGCGAGCTTGTTGGGCGCGGCTACGGGCCGGGCATCTGCATCAAGTGCGTCGGCCGCCCGGCGATCGATGGTCGCGTCGAGGTCGAGATGGCGATCCAGTCGTCGACCGCACCGTTCTCGAATGAAATCGGTGCGGCGTTTGTGTAGCGCCAGAATGGCGCGCGGCGCGCCGCCGAGCGGGAGGGACGAGTGAGGCGGCCAGGGTCGCGGCGGCGGCCTTTCGCGATTTTTTTCGACCTTGGGTTGCGGGTCAAAAATCGCGCCGAGCCGCCGCCGCTGAGAGATGGGGGATTGGAGTGTGGCCAAGCGCTACGTTCGCAAAAACGAGGGTCGCCCGTGTCCGTACTGTGGCCATCGCATGAGCTTCAACGGCGAGCGCCGACGCCGCCCGACGCGCGACCATGCGTGGACGCCGAAGTGTCGTGGCGGGCATCGTGGCCCCGACAACATCATCGTCGTCTGCCATGGCTGCAACGGCGACAAGGGCAGCCAGGACGTCGAGCAGTTCTATCGCCGCCTGCGAGGCAAGGGCGACCCGCGCGCGGCTTATGTGCTCGGTGTCATCATCCGGCGATCGGTGGCGCCGGAACGGCGCGAGGCGAGGGCCGCAGCGGCGTGGATACGACCCGCGGCGCCAGTAGCCGCAGGCGTTGGCGACCGCGGAAAGACAGTGACAGTTAGTGACAGTTCGTCCGCCGTGACGCTGCAACCATGAGAATGCCGGCCGCTGCAACTGTCACTGTCTGTCCACCTCGTATCGGAAGTTAAGGTATTGAATAAGTGAAGTTTCGTGACAGTAGTGACGGAAGTGACAGTTACAGGTGGTCCGCATGAGAAAAGAGAAACAGGCCACAACATCTTGGGGGTGATGGGCATGAAAGCACAAGAGAAGATCAATTCTATGGCGCCGACCCTGGAAACCGTCACTGCCGTCACTTCCGTCACTCGGCAGGCAGTCGCCCCTGCCGCGGTCCGCCGGATCGACACGCGCCAGGCGACGACCGTGCGGGCGCTGCTCGAGTGGGCCTACGGGCGCGAGCTCGTGCGCTTCGCCGGGTCGGCGGTCGATGGGTCGAGCGCGGCGCTGGCCGCGGCAGGGTCGTCGACGGGCCGACTGTGCGACGCGCTCGGCGACGGCTACCTCACCGAGGGCAACGGCTGGCGCGGATCACCGAGCGCGCATCCGGACGCCGAGTGGCTGCACGCGGCGGTCATGCGTGACTTCGTCACCGAGGATCGCTGGCGGATCATCCGCGCCGCCGAGAGTGGCACGCCGCCCGACTGGAACCCCGACGTGCCGGCGCTGAAAGTCGTGCGGCTGCTCAAGGCGAGCGGCAAGCCGCGCATGTACGTGTGCCCGGTGGCGCGCCGGCCGGTCGCCGAGCGCATCGCCGTGATGGGTGTCGGCGCCGGCGAAGCGGCGATGATTCGGGTGGCGGCACGCAAGGAATGGCAGCGGTGGGTGTCGCTGCTCGGACTTTTGCGCGATCGCATCGTGATTGAGCGGGCGCCGCTAAAGCGCTGGCAGGTCACGGGGATCGGTGCCGAGCTTGAGCCATGGCGGGCCAAGTGAGGCGGGCGGGTGTCGGCGGAGTGTTGACATTGCGCCAAAAACTTGACATGGTGAGGCATGGTCGCCGGAGAGTGTCGCTGGAGAGTAGCCCAGCGGAGCGGCCCGCACGATAGCCAGCAAGCCGCATCAGGCTCCGATCTGTCCGATCGGGGCCTTTGTTGCGTTCGTCCTTCTGATACGCGAGGCCCAGTGCCCACGCAGCCACCGACCCACCACATCATCAAGCGCGATGCTGCCGACGTTGCAGCAGAGCGCTCGCAGCGTGACAAGGATCGGTGGAAGCGCAGCGATGAGCAGCGCGGTTCGGCGCATCAGCGTGGCTATGGGGCGAAGTGGAGCAAGGTCGTCGCCGGCTATAAGCGCAGCCATCCATTGTGTGTAGCGCACGAGGCGAATGGGTTTGTGGTGCCGGTCGAGGTGGTTGATCACATCATGCCGGCGCGGCTCGATCAGTCGCAGTTCTGGGTGCACGCCAATTGGCAGTCGCTGTGTCGCGATTGCCATCAGCGCATCAAGGCTATTCTCGAGCAGCGCTACGAGCTCGGCGAGATCGACGCAAAGGACCTACGACTAGATCGCGAGCTGCCCGAGTTCTTCATCTCGGTGCTCTGATCATGACCTCCGACCTCCGACATAGGGGGAGGGGATGTCATATCTCTAGCTCAAGGGGCTAAGAACCGCGCAAGTTAGGGTCCCGCGTTGTCGCGCGAGTTTTGAGAAACTTTTTTTTGGAGGTGGCGAGCTCAGCAATGAAGCGCGGACCGAAATCGCAGACGCCAGAGCAGGCCGCCCGTCGTGGTAACGCCGGCAAGCGCAAGTCCCAAAAGGAGCGCGATGCTGCTGCTGTCGCTGCCGTCGACGCGCCCGTTGCTGCCGCGACTGTGCCCGCCGAAGCGCCGGAGCCTGTTGCCGTCGCCGCTCCCTCGCTCGCCGATGTCGTCGAGCTCACACCCGCCGCCCGCCGCGTGTGGGATGCGCTGATGCCGTTACTCGCGACGATGTCGTTCGTCAAGTCGACCGACCACGGCGTCATCGCCCGCTACTGCACGCACCTCGCGCGCTGGATCGAGCTGAACGGCAAGGTCAACACGCGCGGCGATGTCCACTACGAGACGCAATCGCTGCACGGCAAGATGCTCCGCCAACATCCCGACTTCGCCGCCCTCATGCGCATCGAGGCCGCCCTTGTCACCATCGAGGACCGCGTCGGTCTGACGCCGGCCGCGCGCCAGGCGCTTGTCATCAAGGCCGCCTCGGCGCCCTCCGACCCGAACCGCCCCGGCATCACGCCGACGCCGACCACGCCGCCCGCCATCGACGACCCCGACCCGACATCGCTGTTCGCGAAGCTCCACGCCGCGCAGCCCGAAGGCCGCGCAAACTAGATGCCCGCTACCGCCGTCGCCGCGCGCACCTCGCCGCTCACGCCGCCGGGGATGGAGACGCTCGACCGCGCCCGCTACGCCGTCCACGTCGACAAGGGCCACACCTACCTCGAGCACCGCGCCACGCGCCGTCTCTTCTGGTACGACGCCGCCCGCGCCGACTACGTTGCCGATTTCTTCGCCCGTCGCCTGCGCTTCACCAAGGGCATCTACTACGGCCGCCCGTTCATCCTCGAGCCATGGCAGGGCGACGGCTTCATCAAGCCGCTATTCGGCTGGAAGCGCGTCGTCGAAGGCGAGCCGCCGCGCAACTGGCCGCGCCGCTTTCGCCGCGCCCGAATGTGGGTGCCCCGCAAGAACGGCAAGACCGAACTGCTCGCCGGCATCGGCAACACGCTGCTCGCCGAGGACGACGAGCCCGGCGCTGACATCTACTCGCACGCCTTCGATAAGAACCAGGCGTCGATCGTGTTCGGCGTTTCGCAGACGATGGCGGCGCAGGATCCCGAGCTTGCGCGCCGCCTCGAGTTCCTCAAGCCGGTCACCTACTGCGCCGAGCTCAACGCGCGCTTCATGGCGCTAAGTGGCAAACCCGAAGGCAAACACGGCCTCAACCCGCACGGCGCACTCGGCGACGAGGTGCACGAGTGGACGACGATGGACCTGCACACTTTTCTGATGCAGGGCATGGGCGCCCGCCGCCAGCCGATGGATGTGACGATCTCGACCGCCGGCACCCGCAACACGGTCGGCCACAAGTTCTACGAGGAGACGAAGCAGATCCTCGATGGCGACATCGACGATCCCGCGACGCTGGTGTCATGCTTCGAGGCCGACGCCGACGCCGACTGGCAAGATCCGAAAGTGTGGGCCGGCGCCAATCCGAACCTCGGCGTCTCTGTCAGCCACGACGACATGCGCGACCAGGCGATGCAGGCCAAGCAGCTGCCGCGCCTCGAGAACGATTTCAAGCGCTTTCGGCTCAACATCTGGACCGAGCAGGACACGCGCTGGCTGCCGATGGTCGACTGGCGCGCCTGCACGCGCTCGGCGCCCGAGGATCTGTTCCGCTGGAAACGTCTATTCGACGAGCTCCGCGGCCGTACCTGCTACGGCGGCCTCGACCTCGCGTCGGTTTCGGATCTCTGCGCGCTGTGCTGGTACTTCCCGGAGATCGCCGGCGAGGTCGCGGTGTTCTTGTGGCGCTTCTGGTGCCCGGCCGACACCGTCGCCGCCCGCACGAAAATGGACAAGGTGCCCTATGAGCAGTGGGTCCAGGTCGGCGCCATCGAGGCGACGCCCGGCAACGTCACCGACTACAACTACATCCACAAGGCGATCGCCGCCGACTGCGCCCGCTTCGACGTGCAGGGCATTGGCGTCGATCGCTACAACGCCAGCCAGTTGACGGTCGACATGCAGGCCGCGGGGATGCCGGTGAAATTCTATCCGCAGACCTTCCTCGGCATGAGCCCGCCGGCCAAGCAGCTCGAGCGCATGGTCGTCGGCCGCACCTTCGACCATGCCGGCCATCCGGTCGCGCGGTGGATGGCGTCGAACGTCGCAGCGGCCGAGGATCACAACGGCAACATCAAGCCGAGCAAGGAGCGCTCGAAAGAGAAGATCGACGGCATCACCGCCCAGGTCATAGCCATCGGCATGACGCTCGGCGAGCCCGAGGATGCCGGCCACCCGTTCGTCCCGTCTGATGATGCGCGCGACGCGCGCGGGGGAGCCGCATGAATATCCGCGCCGGTCTCCGCGCCATGATTGGCGCCAGCACCGCGGCTCCGCCGCCGCGCAGCCCGATCGACGACTTCTGGTACGACGACGCGCCATCGCGGAGCGGACCGATCCGCGTCGCCGCCGACACGGTCGTCCAGATCCCGGAGGTGCTTGGCACGGTCTCGGCGCTGATGCAGTCGGTGGCGATGCTGCCGCTGCTGATCTATCGCCGCCTCGACAACGGCGGCAAGCAGCGCGAGACGCGCCATCCGCTCGCCGACATCCTGCACCACCGGCCGAACGCGACGCAGACGGCCTACGAATTCCGCGCCCAGATGACCTGGGATCTGCTGCTGCACCGCAACGCCTTCGCCGAGATCAAGGATGGCGCGCGCGGTCCCGTCGACAGCCTCACCCGGCTCGATCCCGAGCGCATCGACGTTCAGTTCAAGACGCAGCCCGACGGCACAGTCGACCACGTCTACGACTATCACCAGGACGACGGCCGCAAGCGCCGCCTGCTACCCGAGCAAGTGTTCCATCTGCGCGCCCCGCCGCTGATCTCGAACAACCTGCTCGGCCGCTCGATCATTGTCGACGGTCGCCGCACATTCGCCCGCGCGCTGGCGATCCAGGAGTACATCACCACCCACTTCGAGAACGACGCCACGCCCACGAGCGTGATCACGACGACGTCGTCGTTCAAGACGCAGGAGGAGGCCAACCGCTTCCGCGCGATGTGGGGCAAGATATTCCGCGACGCCCGCAACAAGGGCCTACCGGCCGTACTCGACGGCGCGTCGAGTTTCAACACCGTCCAGAAGGATCACGCCAAGGCGCAGGTCATGGAGGCCTACAAGGAAGTGGCGCTGCAGTGCGTCCGCTTCTGGCGGATGCCGCCGCACAAGGTCGGGATGCTGGACAAGGCGACGTTCTCCAATATCGAGCAGCAGGCGCTCGAGTATGTCACCGACACGTTGATGCCGTGGCTCGTCGCATGGGAACAGGCGATCAGCCGCGACCTGATCCTCGGAAAGGATGTGTTCTTCGCCGAGCACAACGTCGGCGGTCTGCTGCGCGGCGACTTGAAATCGCGCTACGAGGCCTACGCCGTCGGCCGCAACTGGGGCTGGCTCAGCGTCGACGACATTCGCCGGCTTGAGAACATGAACCCGATCCCGAACGGGGACGTTTACCTGCAGCCGCTCAACATGGTCCCGGCCGGCACGCAGTACGCCGAGCGCGCCGCGTTTGCGGCCTACGTCGAGCGGGAGCAGCTGATCACCGACGCGATCGCCGCGTACAGGAAGCCGAAACTGATCGGACACAACGGCGGCCCCGATCTCGACGCGGTCGAGGTTGCTGCGACCGTCGATCATGAAACGCCGGCCGAACGAGAATCCGTCGCGGACGACGCAAACCAGGAGCCCGCTCCATGAAGTATCTGCGCATTCTCTCCGCCGTCGCGTCGGCGGTATGGGCGATCGAGCCGACCAAGGGCGAGGCGATGCTGTCGGTGATCCGCTTCGCCGCGCGCGGCGGCAAGCGCACGCCCGAGGAGATCGACGCGATCTTCGCTTTCGACCAGGATGACGAGAACGAGGAGCGCCGACGTAACCGCGCACCGGTTGCCGCGCCCACATCCGGCGGCATTGCCGTGATGGGTCTCAAGGGCGTCATCGCGCCACGCGCTGCCGACGTCGAGAACGTATCGACCGGCCCCGGCGGCACGTCGTGCGAGAGTTTCGGCCGCGCGCTGCGCTCGGTCGTCGGCGACAGCAACGTATCGGCCATCGTGCTCGACGTCGACAGCCCCGGCGGCAACGTGTTCGGCGTGCCCGAGCTCGCCGCCCAGATCCGCAACGCCCGCGGCTCGAAACCGATCATCGCCTGCGTCTCGCCGTTTTGCGCGTCGGCCGCCTACTGGATCGCCAGCCAGGCCGACGAGATCGTCGTCACCGAGAGCGGCGAGGTCGGATCGATCGGCGTTGTCGCCTACCATGAGGACATATCGCGCTTCCTCGAGGCCGAGGGCGTGACGCCGACCATCTTCCGCTCGACGCCGGAAAAGATGGAGACGCATCACGCGTTCCCGCTCACCGAAGGCGCCAAGGCCCACCTGCAGGGCGAGATCGACCGATACTACGCCATGTTCGTTGCTGACGTCGCCGCCGGTCGAGAGGTCTCGGTCGACAAGGTCAAGGCTGACTTCGGTCAAGGTCGCATGGTGGGCGCCCGCGACGCCGTCCGCCTGGGCATGGCCGATCGCATCGGCACGCTCGACGACGAGCTCGCCCGCCTGACGTCCAAAGCCAGCAAGGGCATGGCCGGCCGCGCGCGACGCGCGTTCGCTCTTAACTGATTTCCGCACGGCGCTCAGCGCCGGCGCGCAGTCGCGCGCTCATGAAGTGTGCGTCCCCGACTTCGCCCGCGCAGCGGGCAAGGCGCCAAGCGGCGCCCGGCCGGTAGGCCGCCCTTTTACGAGTAAGCCTAGCGTCAGTCGCAACCGAGCCGGTTCGCACCCCGCGGCCGGCGACGGCGAGGCGTTCGCCTTCGCTGGCCATCTCACACCAGGAGCAAACAATGAATCTCAGGGAATTGCTGGCTCGGCAGGCCGAGCTGAAGCAGAAGGGCAAGAAGCTCGCCTACGTCAACGGCCAGAACGACGCCGGCGGCTTGCGCGATCTGACGGCCGAGGAGAGCACGGCGCTCGACGCCGTCTACGCAGAGCTCGACGCGATCGAGCCGAAGATCGAAGCGGCTCGCGCCCACGCTGATCGCCTCGCGCGCCTCGAAGGCTCGACCGCGCTCGGCACCGGCACCGTCGTTCCGGTCAACCGCTCGATCCAGGTCGGCGACGATCGTCGCACCCAGGACCCGACCTGCGGCTTCGAAAGCCTCGGCGACTTCGCCGTCGCGGTCCGCCGCGCGTCGCTCCCCGGCGGCGCCGCCCGCATCGACGAGCGCCTGGCGATCATGCAGGCCGCGGCGCCGGCCAACACGCACCGCGAGGGCTCGTCGCAGGAAGGCTACATGGTGCCGCCCGAGCACCGCGACCGCATCTGGCAGGCAGTGTCCGGCGCCGACGACAACCTCTTCGAGCAGTCCGACGTCGAGCCGACGAATTCCAATATGGTCACCGACGTCGTCGACGAGACGACGCCGTGGGGCGGCAACGGCATCACCGTCGCCATGCGCTCCGAGGCGACCGCAATGACGGCGTCGCGTCTGACGCCGGAAGTGCCGCGCACCGTCCGTCTCGACGAGCTCTACGCCTACGTCGTCGCATCGGAGGAGCTGCTCGAGGATGCGCCTCGCCTGACGCGCCGTCTCGAGGTCAAAGTGCCCGAGGCGATTGCGTGGAAGCTCAGCGACCTCGTGCTCTACGGGACCGGCGTCGGCCAGCCGCTCGGCATCTACAATTCCGGCGCGCTGATCTCAGTCGCCAAGGAAGGGTCGCAGACGGCGGACACGATCAACGCCGAGAACATCATCAAAATGTACATGCGGCTGCTGCCGGGCTCGATCCCGCGCGCGTACTGGCGCATGAACAGCGACTGCCTCATGCAAATCATGAAGCTCAAGTTCACCGACGACAGCCCGATGTGGGTCGCCGATTACCGCGAGGCGCCCGGCGGCCGCCTGATGGGCCTGCCGATCGTGTTCTCGCAGCACGCCAAGACGCTCGGCGACAAAGGCGACATCATGCTCTGCGACATGAAGGGCTACTACGGCCTGCGCCGTAGCGAGGTCAAGCGGGCGGAGTCGATCCACATCTACTTCGACCACAACCTCAAGGCCTTCCGCAGTGTGCTCCGCATCGGCGGCCAGCCGCATCTGCGCACGCCGGTGTCGCCGAAGAACGGCACCAACACGCAGAGCCACTTCGTCACGCTCGACGAGCGCGCGTAAGCGCACCCAGCAGGCCTGCGCACGGCGGGCCTGCTGACTGTCCCCGCTTCACGCCCATCCATCTCAGGAGACTGCAATGCTGAACCCGAACATCCCCGGCAGCGACGAGGTTGCCGTCGTTGGTTGCATCGATCCCGACGCCTACGCTGCCGGCGCACATTCGACCGGCTGGATCTCGATGGTCACGTGGCAGAAGATCTCAGCCATCGTCATGGCCGGCGATCTCGGCTCGTCGGCAACCCTCGATGCCAAGCTCGAGCAGGCGTCCGACAGCTCCGGCACTGGTGTCAAGGATATTACTGGCAAGGCGATCACGCAGTTGACGCAAGCAGGCACCGACAGCAACAAGCAGGCGATCATCAACTGCCGCGCCGACGAGCTCGACATCGCCAACGGCTTCACCCACGTGCGGCTGACGATGACCGTCGCAACGGCGACGTCGGATGCCGGCGCGGTCGTCATGGGCATGATCGCCCGCTACCGCAATGCGGCGGCCAACGACGCAGCGACGGTCGACGAGATCGTTGCGTAACAGTCTCTCCCTCGCGGCGCGCCGCGAGGATCCGGCCCGGACGATGCGAGGGGTCTAGCTGTGCTAGGTTTCCATGACCATCGGACGGGCCGGTTGCTTTTCCTCCGGACCCGAGAATCGCCATCATGCCCAAGATCGTTTTCACCGAGACCCGCGTCGTCCAGGACGAGCACGTCGGCACCGACAAGGAAACCTGCTTCAAGGCAGGCTTTGCCTACGATCTGCCCGAGGGAAGCGCGCAGCGCTGGATCAATCGCGGTATCGCTGTGCGCGCCGACGCGGCGCCGAGCGCACCCGTCGCCGCATCCGCGCCAGCACCTGCACCGGCGCCCAGCTCGACCGTCGACGGTGCGCCAGCACCCGCCGCCACACCCGAGCCCGACGCACCGAGGCGCCGACGCGCCAAGCTCGACACTTAACACCGCTTCCGCCCCGCGCCGCAGACCGATGAGGGCACGCCCATGAACCTCGAGCGCACGACGCCGCCCGCCGAGGCGCCGGTCACGCTGGCCGAGGCCAAGGCGCAGCTGCGCGTGCTGACGTCCGACGAGGATACGCTGATCGGTGCCCTCATCGAGACGGCGGTGGCGCTGCTCGACGGCCGCAACGGGATGCTCGGCCGCGCCATCGTTACCCAGGCGTGGCGGCTCAAGATCCACAGCTTTCCGGGCTGGATCGAGCTCCCGCTGCCACCGCTGCGGACCGTCGCGTCGATCACTTATCTCGACACCGCCGGCGTCTCGCAGACGCTCGCTGCCGACCAGTACATCGTCGACACCGGCACCTTCGTCGGCCGCATACGCCCTGCCTACAATGTCGTGTGGCCGGTGACGCAGCCGATCGAGTACGCGGTCACGGTCAACTTCACCGCCGGCTACGGCGCCGCGTCGGCCGTGCCGCGCACCATCAAGCAGGCGATGCTGATGATGATCACGCACTGGTTCTACAACCGCGGCAGCATCGGCGCCATGCCCGAGGGTACGCAGCTGGCGGTCGAGGCGCTGCTGAGCGGCGAGCGGTTGATGACTGTTTGAGTTTTTGTGCCGCGGTCGCGTACCGGCGTCGTGTCGAAGACGCGCCTCCGGCACGATGCCTACACGCGCCGCGGGTCGTGTCCACGCGGTCGCATTCTCGCCTCGCGCGGTTCCCGCGCCACCGATTTAGTCGAGCGTCCCCTTCATGAGCGGGCGACTGCCCGCCGGCCGGTAGGCCGCTCTTAACGGAGAAATAAAATGGCTGATCTGTCAGTGACCGCTGCCAACGTCCTCGCCGGCGCGACGGCGCAGATCGTGACCGGCGTCGCCGGCGCCACCATCACTGCCGGCCAGCCGCTCTACGCCGACGCCTCGGATGGTGGTCGGCTCAAGCCTGCCGACGCCAACGCCTCCGCCGCGGCAGCGGCCGTGGTCGGCATTGCGCTCCACGCCTCGCTCGACGAGCAGCCGGTTTCCTACGTCCGGGTCGGCCTGGTCAACCTCGGCGCGACCTTGACGGTCGGCCAGATCTACGTCGCATCGGCAACCGCCGGCGGCGTCGCGCCGGTCTCCGATCTCGCCACCGGTCACTACGTCACCATCCTCGGCGTCGCGAAGACGGCGGCCGAGCTTGATCTCGCGATTAACGTCTCGGGCATCGCGAAACCGTAGTCGCGGCGAGCGCACAGATGCTCCGCCCCAAGGCGCGACCGATCTCGGCCGGCGATCTCACCGAGATCGTGTCGATTGAGGCCGAGACGGTCGCTGCCGACGGCTACGGCGGCCGCTCGCGATCCTGGGCGCAGCACGTCCGCGCCTGGGCCAAGATCGCGCCGATCGCGGCGCGGGAGGGTGTCGACGAGGGCGCCGAGCGCCACGTCGCCACCTACCGCGTCACGCTTCACCGCAACACCACGATCACGGCCGGGATGCGCATCGCCTGGGGCGGCATGATCCTCGATATCGTCGAGGCGCCCTCGGTGCCGGCGAGCCAGCTCTTCATGGTGCTGGTCGCCGAAAGCAACCCGACCGCCGTGCCGGCCGACACGCCCGATCCGGGTGGCGGTGATGGCGGTCCGGTCGGAATTTGGGGATTGATCTTCCCGCCCATGCAGGAGGCCGCATAGATGTCGTATCAGGACATTGCCTACACACCTGGCTCCGGAGGCCTGGCGAAGGTTGATCGCATTGCGGGATCCGATATCCCGCGGGTCAAGCCGGTTCTCGGCGGCGAGGGCGAGGCAGTGGTGCCGTCGACTGGTGCCGGCAACGTGGACACCGGCACGCTCCGCCAGACGCTGGCGGCCAACGATCCGGCTGTGGTCGCGCTCGCGGCGATCCTCGCCAAGATCATTGCGGCGCCGGCGACCGAGGCGAAGCAGGACACGCTGATCGCGAAAGACTTCGCGACGAATACAACGCTCGCCGCGATCGGATCGCTGCTGGCCAGCGGCATCGCAGTCGCGAGCCTTCCTGCCGGCCTCGCGACATCGGCGAACCAAAGCACGAGCCAGTCGACGCTGGCATCGATCCTCGACAAGATCATTGCGGCGCCGGCGACTGAGGCGAAGCAGGACACGCTGATCGCCAAGGATTTCGCGACGCAGACGACGCTGGCGGCGTTGCTGGCGAAGGTGATCGCGGCGCCTGCGACGGAAGCCAAGCAGGACACACTAAATACGCTGATCACGACGATCGACAGCGTGCTCGACGCCATCGCGGCATCGGTCGCGGGCGCGACGCCGGCGGGCACCAATCTGATCGGCGCCGTGGCTGCGCGCATGGGCACCAGCACCATGTACGACGGCACGACGGCGGTGACGCCCAAGTTCGCGGCCATCGCGGCGTCGTCGTCGGGCAACAACACGATCCTTGCGGCGGTGACCTCGAAGAAGATCCGCGTGCTGTCGCTGGAGCTGATGGCGGCCGGCGCCGTCAACGCCAAGTTCCAGTCGGGCGCCGGCGGCACCGATTTGACCGGGCTCAAGTATCTCGACGCGGCGGGCGCCGGGATCGTGCTGCCATTCAATCCGATCGGTTGGTTCGAGACGGCGTCGGGCGCGCTGCTCAATCTCAATCTCTCCGGCGCCGTCGCGGTCGGCGGCTCGTTCACGTACCTGGAAATCTGATCGTGCTGCAACCGCATCAACCTTCGCCGGGTCTGTGGGTGCCGCCTTCGCCGGCCGTGCTGCGCTTGCCGCGGCTCGCGATGCCGGGCGGCATGCCGTTGCTCGGCGCGGGTCGGCGGCGCGCAGGCGGTGCGCCAGCGTTCGACCCGGCGACGACGAGCCCTTATGCGTGGGGCGAGGCATCCGACCTTTCTATACAGTTCCAAGGCACGGACACGTCAACTCCCGTCGCAGCGCACGGGGATCCGGTAGGGCGCATCAATAACAAGGGATCGCTGTCTTTCAATCTGCAGCAAGCCACAAGCACGCGGCGGGTTGCTTACCAAACCGGAAGCGGGCTGCATTGGTGGCTCGCAGATGGCGTCGACGATCGTATCCGCGGGACAGCTAACCTAGCCGCGTCTGATGACGTCGAAGTCATGGTAGCGCTGCGCCCCACGAACGCGTCGGCATTGGATCGCGTTGTAAGTTGGCAAGAGACGTCGAACTATTTCGTCTCTTACTACAACGGCGATGGCGGCGGGAACCGGCGAACAATCTCGGTTGCAGACGGAGGCGGGGCGGGACCTAGTTTCGGCGGTCTAAGCAACGGTGTTGACTACGTCATAGGTGCCAGCCGCCAACGCAACGCTGTCAATGGACACAAGGCGTGGCTTAACGGCGTCAATGTCAATTCCACCAACACGAACAATAACCAAGTACCAGCCGGACTGTTGGACCTTTTCAGTCACCCTGTATCCGACGGGCAGTACTTCGCCGGTCGTATATATCTCTACTTCATATGGCTTCGCGTTCTTACGACGCTCGAGCGTTCGAACATGGTGACTTATGTTGGCGCGAAAGCGGGGCTCACGCTATGATTTCCGGAATCCTTATCTTGCCGGCAGACCTGCAAAGCGCGGGCAACGCTCTAGCGATTGCCATGGGCCACGACGTCGAGCCGGCGCACACGTACAGCGTCCCGCTATCTGCAGACGGGCAGGAACCTG